GTTCCGTGATGGTCTTCCCCGGCACCACGCCGGACGTATTGCCAATGCCATCGGTCCACACCCCCGCATCACACTGATACGGCTGCAGGCGACAACCCTCGTAATCGGCTATCAGCTTCAACCCTTCCACTGAGGTATGAAGTTGCTGAAAGCCCGGCAGGGTGGCGGCAATCGCCAGCACCGCCCCTACCAGACAGCGTTTAACGGTTGAAGGATTCATATTCCCCCTGTGTAATTTTTCCGCCGCGCAGCAGCTGGTAGGTTTTGTGTTTGTAGTACCAGTTGATGGCCAGCATCAGCACGCCAATCAACACACCGCCCACTGTCGACACATCCTTAAGCGATAAATCTCCCATCCATGCCAGCAGTACAGCGATGCAGTACGTGATGAAGGCGCTGATCCGTTCAAGCGTCATATTTCAGTCCCATAACTGGACGGTCTGCACCGTGGAAGTGGTGGCAATATCCGGCAGCTCCACCTGCAGCCCGTGTGGTAAGAACGGGCCGTGCTCAGCCAGCCCCGGATTTGCCTGCAGTACCTGCTCCGTGACGCCCTGCGTGCGTCCGTAATGACGCCAGCAAAGCGCGTCCACCGTGTCACCCTGGTACGCACGCACTTTCATCAGATCAGCTCCACCGTACAGTGAGGCGCATCCTGCACCCGACTAATTGCCCAGCGCGCATCACGCCACAGATCGCCGCTGGCCTCCGCCAGCTCATCCCCCCTTTTCACACCGGAGGCCGTGGCGTCGTAGTCCTGGTAACGCTCATTCACCTGCGCGCGTGCCCAGCAATAAACGGCGTTGTGGTAGTGGTGAATGCGTTCGCTTTTACCGTCCAGCAAGTCCGCCGGTACATCGGCCAGCGTCATAAATCCCAGCGCCTGCTGGCGCTTGCGGAAGTCGTACAGCTCCGCATTGACCTCTGACATCGCAGACCGGATGAGTTGTCCGAGACGGGGTGACGTCACCGTGCCATCCGTCCGCATCACGCTGCGAAACTCTGATAAATCAACATCGGGCCAGAACGGCGTATTTTTGATAATTTCCGCCTGTTCCGGCGCCTGCTCAGGCGCAACAAACTTCATGCGGGCTTTCTCCTGAAATAGTGGGCGGTGGACGGGGTTTTGATGTGGCAAAAGCCTTTCGCCACCCCGTGCCGCCCGTGCGCGGGGCACGTTCCGTTAACGGCTGTCATTGCGCAATCTGCGCTCCAGCTGCTGTTTTTCTTTTTTGACGCCACAGCGTGGATCAAGCTGCAGCGCATGATTGATGTGATTCAGGGCGGAGGCCGGGCTGGTTTCGGTCAGTACAGCGCCAATCGCTTTATGCAGGCGTGCCCGTGACTGGTCTGGCATATCCTGGCCGTCTGTCAGCTCCAGTGTCTGCAGTAACAACCCGGCATCGAAAGATTCACCTGCCAGCAGGGCGGCCTGCGCAGCGTCTGCCATTTCCTCTGCCAGCACCGTCTGGACGTTACGGTTTCCGATGGGCATCACCCATCCGTGCCGCAGCGCATGACGCCCTGCATCCAGCGCACCGGCATAATCACCGGCATCGATACGCCAGAGCATTACAAACATCACCACGTCATCCTGCCGGGCACCATCAGCAGCCAGCACCCCCTCCACCCAGGCGGAATAACGGGGCAGCAGCTCCACTTTGATTTGGGCTTTCTTCACGGTGGACTGGATACCTTTCAGCCGGCGGCGGTCCTCCGCCAGCTGCATCAGCATCAGGTCATACCCCGTCGCGTGGCGAACATTGCCGCCCTGTCGGGCGGCCTGTTCAGCCTGGACGCGCAGGCGGTGCTGCCGTGCGGGACTCAGGCTCATGCGTTATGCCCCCTCGCCTTCCGGTACAGCTGGCGCGCTGAAATCCCCCATCTGGATGTTTTCGACCAGCGCCGCGCAGCGGTAATCCTCAACCACATACGCTTCATTGACGGACTCGAAATTCTCGATCCGGTCACGTTTCGGGTTATCGATAACAGAACGACGGCGGGTATCTTCCTGCCAGTAAATTGACAGGTTATCCAGGCGGGTGATCAGCAGTGCATTCGCAGGGAAATACGGCGCGCGTACAGCCTGCAGGCCACCCATGCGTTTCTGGCTGATGATCAGATCAGCGGCCAGCTTCTCCGTGTTCTCCTGGTCTTTGTTAACCAGCGGGAAATACTTGTCAGACAGCAGCTCACGGCCACAGACCACCACCAGATCATCATCATCCTGATACACCGGGTCGATCAGCTCGTTGACCGCATCCATCACCACGGCATCCAGGTTGGCATAATCGCCACCCTTACCAACCTTCACGGCGCCTTTGGTGGTCACGCCTTCTTTGGTTTCGCTGCCCATGACATGATCCGGCGCATCTTCGCGGATTTTTTGCAGCCAGCCCTTATTTACGTCCTGCAGCATCGGGTTGGCTTCGCGGTCAGAGGTTTTGGCACGCTTCACGCCGTTGAACCCGATCATGATGCGGTCCAGAGCCTGGCGCTTCACGATGGCGTTACGGATCCGTACCTGGAAATCCTGGAATTTTGCCCACAGGTCCAGCTTTGCGTAGGTCAGCACCGTATCAAAGTTGGTCTGTTCGCATTTGTATTCCACGTCCGCCATTACTGTCGGGTCAGTTGGTTCGCGCTCTTTGGTGGTGGTATCCGTGGTACCGGCAATTGTGCTACCGACACCCAGACCCAGCAGTTGGCCTGACTGCTCATCCACCGGGGTGATGTTAATCAGTGTCAGAAAGGCAGCGGACTGCTGGATCTGGTCTTCCAGCGTCTGCTGTACCGACGGCTCAACGGTGAATTTGCTGGAAAGTTCTTCCACTTCCACGTTGTTCAGGCGTGCCAGCTGCTGCAGGTAGGCGTTAAAGGCAAAACGGGTTTTCTTTTTCATCGGTTCTTATGCTCCATCAGCAATTGGTCAGTGTGCCTGCCGGTGCGTTTCCGCCTGGCGCGCGCTGGCGATAATCTTTGCGGCTGTCTTCCTGGCTCAGCCGCTGCTCCAGTTCAGCAAAAGCGGTCTGCTGTTCCTGTAGGGAGGCTTCCAGCTCAGCAATGCGCGTATCCTGCGCAGACAGGGAGTGTTCAGTGCGTTCGCTCAGGTTTTGCTGTTCAGTAGCAATCAGCTCAACCGCGCGATGCACGTCAGAAAAACGTGCTTCATCGTTCTGTTCTTTTTTGGTGAACATCGCGGCAACGCGGGAAAACAGGGAGGGTTTATCGTCCTGGACTTCTTCCCACTCGATCAGCGTTTCTTCGGCGGCGGTAAAGAGGTTTTCAGGGTTTTGCTTGCGGCCTGCCAGGGGGTTACTTCTGGCGCTGGCGCTAAACTGCAGCATTTCAGTACCGAGGCTTGCGGGATCATCCGTCGCCGCCAGGCCAACCAGGTAGGCTTTGCCGGTATCGGCAAAACTGGTATTGACCTCCATCGAGGTAAACAGCTTTTGCAGATTACGGGTATACGCCACCAGGTCCTCTGACGGGGTGATCCACGCATACAGGGCCAGCTTCCCTTTCAGCGGGCCGTCTGCAATCTCCTCTGCCTCCAGCTTATCCACGGTCCCGAAACGGCGGAAAGGGCTATCAGGGGTGTAACCCTTGATGTGCTCCAGATTAATCAACGCGGTATACACCTGCGGGTCATAGCTCGCCGCCATCTGTTCCAGCCAGGCGCGCTCAATATTGCGCCCGTCTGTCGTTGCCCCTTCCACACCGATGCGGAAGCGCTTTGCTTTTACAGCCATGTGACCGACTCCATCAAATAACTCTGTGAGGCCTTATGGTTGCTGTGATGGAGGGGGTGAAACAACGCGCGGACCTTGTGCGGTAAACCATACAAAGGCCAGCCGGGGAAAGGCGCCAGGCAAGGCCGTATGTTTGTGCCATGGAAACGATGACCCCCGCAGACCTCGATCCCCGCAGGCAGGCATTACTGCTGTATTTTCAGGGATACCGCGTAGCCCGCATTGCTGAAATGCTGGGCGAAAAAGTTGCAACCGTTCACAGCTGGAAAAAGCGCGACAAGTGGGGCGAATATGGCCCACTCGATCAGATGCAGCTCACCACTGCCGCCCGCTATTGCCAGCTCATCATGAAGGAGCACAAGGAAGGGAAAGACTTTAAAGAAATAGACCTGCTGGCCCGCCAGTCAGAACGACACGCCCGCATCGGTAAATTTAACAACGGCGGTAATGAGGCGGACCTTAACCCCAACGTGCAAAACCGCAACCGCGGCCCCCGCAAGACACCAGAAAAGAACCTGTTTACTGACGAACAGATCGAAAAGCTGGAAGAAATTTTCCGCAACGGAATGTTTGAATATCAGCGCCACTGGTGGGAAGCAGGAATTAAGCACCGCATCCGCAACGTGCTTAAATCGCGCCAGATCGGCGCTACGTATTATTTCGCGCGTGAAGCGCTGATGGACGCCCTGATGACAGGGCGAAACCAGATTTTCCTGTCAGCCAGTAAAGCCCAGGCGCATGTTTTTAAGCAGTACATCATCGAGTTTGCCAAAGAAGTCGACGTGGAATTAAAAGGCGATC